GTCGTGGCGCACGCATTGACTGCTGCAAGGATCAAGGGCGGAGATGCCCGACGCTATTGCCTCGACGTCGACAACCCCTGGCGTAGGTACAATCCCAAGAGAGTGATCGGGGATTACGTGAAACGCCACCTTTTTAACTGGCAACGTTTCGACACGCTCAACATCTACAAGCCCATCGACAGCCATCGATACATAAGGCGTGCTCGCACGGTGGGCTGGACCAACTTTCTCGCGGGAGCAAACTGCGAGTTTTACGAGTGTGAAGAGGGCTGGAACGCGACACGCATCGCCACGTTCCTAGCAACCAGTCGAAAGGATGATGAGGAGGAAGAAGAGGAAGAGGAACCGAAGGGAAAGGAAGAAGAGATGGAGACAAAAGTGGTGGAACAACCGGAGGAAAACGGGGAAGGGCCCTCACTTGGAGGAGAGACCGAGGAGAAGGATTTGGCTGCGGGTGACCAAGAGGACAGTGAGACGGATGGCGAAAGCGAGGAGGAACTTGAGGTCGAAAGTTGGGAGGACAGTGTTGAGTGGCATGATGGGTTGCTATTAGCACTCCGCGACCACCCACAGCAGCAGCTGCGTTGCTTGGACTACACGGGTGCGGAGTTGGATGCGTTGAGGACGACCACCAAGATCGACTTCGGAGGTCAGCCCTCCTTTGCCCCCGCTGGTACCCCAGCGCAGGTGGAGTTTGCCAGCCTTTTTAGCTCGCTTGGGGACATCACCACCACTGACTGCCCATTTACAGTGCCAGCGCCGGACAAGGGGCTGCTGAGCATCCTGGAGCATCTTCTGGCGAGACGCGACTGTGGGAGGATGGAACGCGCGGGGCATTTGCAGGCGTTGCAAGAGATGGTCATCCCCGCAGAGGACAAGAAAAGTGGGGAGGACGCAATTTCCCCGGACGGGCTGCGGGATTGTTTGGAACGATACCAGGAACGCGCCAACCGCTTGGCTCGCGGGACCGGAGCCATTGATGGACCCCATTGCGTCATTCTTGGTGTCCCTGCTGCTGCCAAGAGCACGCTGGTTCGGCAACTACTCAAGAGCGCCAATCGCGTTGGTGTTGTGGTGGTCCCAACCAGAAAGCTGGCTGAAGACTGGCGCACTCGGCTTGCCAAGGAGCACAGTGTAGTGACCATGCACAAGATCGGGAATCTGCCGAATTGCACCACACACTTGGTTGTTGACGAGTTCAATAGGATGGACAAACACGTCTTGGTTTCCTGGTGCATCCTGGCAAAACGCGCCAACGTGCCGTGCATCTTCCTCGGCGATCGTTACCAGACCGAGATGGGTGCCGCTCGGAAGCTCACTGAGGGGATCGTGAACATGTCGCTGGTTATCGAGATGCGCAACACGTTCAACATGCCGGCCGACGCCCTCAAGCTCTACTGCGAGACGAATGGGCTGGATGTGCAAAAGTACCGCACGTCTTCCAACGTGAGGCGCAGCATCGTTGTCGTGGATGGCCAGGTCGACG